AACAGTTATATTATAACAACACACATGATGGACAAGGCGAGATAGACATAAATAAAGACGATGCTGATAACCAATTAGCAATAACTGAAATAGACGATGAAGATTGCGAGAGTTGTAAAATATAATGACAGTACTAAATACCAAAAATAAATCAAAACACACAGAGGCTCTAATGTTTTTAGATCCTAATGGAGGAGTATCTGTACAAAGATATGACACATTAAAATATAAGCAATTTGACAAGCTCACTGATAAGCAGTTAGGTTTCTTTTGGAGACCAGAGGAAGTAGATATCACTAAGGATTCTACTGATTTTAAAAACTTAACAGAGCATGAACAACACATTTTTACAAGTAATCTAAAACGACAAATACTATTAGATAGTGTACAAGGTCGTTCACCTAACTTAGCATTATTGCCAATAGTCAGTTTACCAGAATTAGAAACCTGGATTGAAACTTGGGCATTTAGTGAAACGATTCACAGCAGAAGTTATACTCATATTATTAGAAATATCTATCCTGACCCAAGCAAGATATTTGATGAGTTATTAGACATAAAAGAGATATGTGATTGTGCTGACAGCATCACAGAAAACTATGATAAATTAATAGAATATAATTTACTCAGAGCCAATGGATATAAAACATATGACGAGTATGAACACAAGAAGCGTATCTGGTTATGTTTAATGAGTGTTAACATTTTAGAAGGTGTACGTTTTTATGTATCCTTTGCTTGTAGTTGGGCATTTGCTGAACTTAAACGAATGGAAGGTAATGCTAAAATTATTAAACTGATCGCCAGAGACGAAAATGTCCACTTAGCAAGTACCCAGCAAATGTTGAAATTACTTCCACGTGAAGACAAAGATTTTGAAAAAATAAGACTAGAGACAGCAGATGAATGTAAGCAGATGTTTATAGATGCAGTAGAGCAAGAAAAAACATGGGCACAGTACTTATTTAAAGACGGTAGTATTATTGGATTGAATGCAGAACTTTTAGAGCAATATGTAGAGTTTATTGCGGCCAAACGAATGCACGCCGTGGGTTTAGAAAAGATATATAATAGTGGTACTAACCCTTTGCCTTGGACTCAGGCATGGATTACAGGTGGTTCAGTGCAAGTTGCACCACAAGAGACAGAAATTTCATCTTATGTTATTGGTGGTACCAAGCAAGACGTAGATGGAGACACATTTAAAGGATTTAGTTTATAATGTACACAAAAATATTAACAGAAAATTTAGGCAAAGTTGTATCTGTAAAAACAACAGCAGGTATAGAATTAATAGCAACATTAATGGGATTTGATGAGAAGACTCTCACACTAACATTACAACAGCCAAGATTGGTTGTGGTTGCTGAAGACAGTATCGCAGTAGTGCCTTACACATTTACAAGTAAGTCAGAAGAAGTATTTGTTTTAAGAGAACAATACTTATCAGTAGATTCAGCACTTGAAAACAGTTCTGCAGATTATTTAAAACTATTACAAGACACAGTTTCGTAAAAGATAAATAATACTATGCCAAATGTAGCAAAATTTTTAAGTATGGTTGGAACTGGTGTTATTAATAAGACCAAGGTAACAACTGTGCTAGTTGAAGGCTTGCCAATAGCAACACTAGGAGACGGTATAAGTACCCATGGAGAGGCACCACATATCGAACCTACTATTATATTAGGCACGTCAATGACAGTAACAGCAGAAGGCCAGCCAGTTGCAATGGTGGGCTCTAAAGCATCATGTATGCATAGTGTTAACATGGGCTCATTTACTGTATCAGTAGGTTTATAACACTACTTTAACCACATAATATGTACGCAAGTACACATCCATTGCGTTATCAAGCGGAGACAGGCTCAGACAGAGCGGAATAGCATAGGATAGGGTGCTTACACAGTTAGATAGACAGCCGTTGCTTGTTAGCAAAATCACTTAAAACAGACACAACTGATTTTTGATAAGGATTATCAGGATTGAATTGTTTTAATGTCCAGTCGTTAATATAACAGTTTGTAATTATATTTCTTTCCTCTATACTCTTAAATACAAACCCTTTGTAGCACACAGCAGTATGCTGTTCAAATGTATTAGTGTTTTCTATATTGTATATATCGGTAGACAAAATACTTTGTCCTTCAGCATCTGAAACATAATTTTTAAGTAAATGGTATCCCTTCATTGTTTGCTGGGGTTCATTGTCAGTTACTGTAATTTGTTTTAAACTGTTGTAATGGTTAATCTCATCAATATCAAATTCAGCAAGTCCATGGACATCATATAACCATTTACCATCCTGGGTAGTTACATGGTTGATATTTTCGTGTACTAATATGGCTGTCAAAAATTCTATTTCTATATCGGTATCTATTACATTATCTATATTAGATAAATTTTCTTTGTATACATAGTATTGTATTTTATCATAATACTTTAAATTATTTAATATGACATTAAAGTCACAATCAGGCAGTATTATATTAAATGTATCTGTGAACCCGTAGAGCTTACATATAACATATACTTTATAGTCTTGCAGTATATGAAAATTATCAGAGTAACCATTACATACGAATACTGATTGGATATTGTGTATTTTACAGTACTCTAATAATTCTGGTAAGTGCTGGTACTCTAATGGATCACCAAATACACATTCTAATACTATTTGATCTGGTTTTTCAGTATCTAAATAGGCAATGAGCCGAGTAATGTCTATATGTTCATCAGTAATATTACGTTTGCCAAACCTATGAAACAGAAAACTTCCTTGTGGTTCAACAGGATTGAACAAGCAATTTTTAGTGGTTAGGTCTATAAATATTTGTTTCATACTAGTATTTACTAATCAAAAAAAAGCCAGTCACTATGAACTGGCTTTAGAATTTATTTTTAATTACTCACCTTTTGTGGCATTAAAGTTTACAACTTGGTCGTATGTGGCTGTATCAGCATCAAAATAGTATTCATTTGCACCATCTATTTCACTTACATCTGTTGTGTAAATACCAATACTAAATTCTTCTACAAGTACTGTTCCTGATACTGTGCCTTTAACAGCAAAGTGATATACACCAGGTACTGTAACACCTGTCATATTAGCCGCATCTGTATCAACAGTAACAAGCCCTGAATCATTCCAGGTTGCAAATTCAGGCATTGGACTAAAAGCCATTACACTAACATTTGATGCACCTGCAATAATCTCAACGTTTGCTGTTGCTGTCTGTCCATTTTGAACTGTTAGAATTAATCCTGATGGTACTGATGCTAAATTTTTATCACCAACCTGTTGACTAAAGCCAATTGCTTTTTTCAATGTTGATTCTGTGGCACCAGTTGCCGTGATTAGTGCTGAATTAAAAGTAAGTGCTTGACCTCTATAGATCTGTTCACCTTCTGCAACCACATATGATTTGATTGTTCTTGCATCTGCACTTGGATATATGTCAGTATATTGTACTACTAAACCAGCAATCTGAGACGCCGCTACGGATGTACCGTTACCTGTTGTATATGCAGTATTGTCTGAGAAGTTAATAATTGAAACATTTTCTGCCATTCCAAAAACATCTACTTCTTCACCAAGGTTACTACCTGTTGATGCTGTGAACATTCCCACTATTAAACTTGCGTCATGTCCACCCACAGTCATGACTTGGTCTAAACCTGCTGGTGAATAGTTATTGACATCTAATGCATTGTTACCTGCAGAACACACAACAATCATGTTGTTGTCTTCTAATTCTGAAAATTTAGCATCTAATAAATTGTTTTTAGCAGTAGTCCAACATGCACATACAACTTTAGTTTGTGCTGGTGTATTTGCTAAGTGATGTACTAAACAAGCGTCTAAGGCATCTACCATTGCACCAATAGTGCCTGAGTAGTTGTTTGTGTCCATAGCTCTTACATTATGTACTGTGGCATCTTTGGCTGTGCCAATATTCTGACCCACAATTAAACTTGCCATTCCAGTACCATGTCCAGCAGTATCTGTATATA